TCAGGCCAGCGGGTCGGCCGTGGTGTAGTGAAGGATCACCGGGATCACGGCCGCCTTCAGGCTGGCCGCGCCCTCTACCGGCAGATCGACCGGGCGTGGGGCTTCGGCCTCGATCCAGTCGCAGCGCCCGCCCAGCGTGCGGTCGGCGTCGAGCGCTGTGCCGATGCTTGCGACGAGGGTGTCGAAGGCCGCGTCACGGGCGGCGCCCTGGACGACAGCCTCGATCTCGGCGCGGTGCTGGTAGTGGTATCGCAGGGGCGACAGCGTCACCTCAGGTTCGCCCGGCTCGCCATCGCGCAGGATAAGCAGCCCCTCGCTCGGGATACGTTCGGGCAGCACCTCGCCGCGCAGGGCCGTGGCGGGCAACGCCGACAGCCGCGCGTGCAGCGCGGTGAGGATGTTTTCGCGAGCGGTTGCCATAGAGAAGCTCCCAAAGGATACTCACAGTAGCTGCACAGGAGCGACTATTGGCTACAGTTCCAGATGTTTTCATTATCGAGTCCTTGGACCCGGACGATGAGGGGAATGGACGATTCGAAGGCAGTGTCGTTTCCCATGTCCTACGGCTCCATGGAAAGAATCCAAAATACTCGTATGTCCGGACCAGAGAGCAGTTCGAGCAAGCTGCCTTGGATTTCGGGAAGTCACGGTACCGGTATTTGCATATCTCAGCACATGCTGAACCTGAGGGGATGTGTACGACAAACCAAGACGAGATCGATTACGACGAGCTAGCAGAAATCTTGGCTCCACACCTTGGCGGTCGACGGTTGTTCCTCTCCGCCTGCTCGATGGTTCATGAGGACATGGCGAAGGAAATCATCCCCAAAACAGGGTGCTATTCCGTGGTCGGGCCGCGCGAGGATATTCCATTCACAACGGCGGCGGTGTTTTGGCCGGCCCTTTATCACTTGATCTTCACAATCAAGGACACCGCGATAAGCCACGGGACATTGAAGGAAAACCTTCTTAGAGTTTCCGATCTGTTTGACACAGAGATCGGTTACTTCTCAAAGTCGAAGAAGCTCAAGCGTGGATACACGTCGGACATAATGAAAAGGCGACGCTAGAGCTTTTCCTCCACCCAGTTCGCCACGATCAGCCCCGGCACACCGTCCAATGCCCGCTCCGCATCCCGCGCCAGGTCCAGCCGCTTCGGCAGCTTGACCTGTGGCACCAGCAGGAAGATCGGGACTGTGACCACGCCCCGGCCGGTCTTCGAGCGTGATGCCACGGCGCGGCCCTTGGTGTTCAGCCGCCCTTCTGCGACGAGCAGGCTCGGCCACGCGCGCCGATAGACGAAGCGCAGGCGCAAGCCCGAGCGGCGCTCCCATTCGCCGGGGGTGATCCGGCCGCCGCGCAGGGATTTGCCTGCTGCGGGCAGCGGGATCGCTAACCAGAAGCCGTTTTTCGAGCGGATCAGCGGCCCGGTGTCATGGGCGCCGATGATGACCGGGGCCCTCGACCACACAAGCGCCGCCGCGCTCAGGCTGGGCTTGCCCTTCGGGAACTGCTCGGACCGGATGGTGCGGGCGAGCCGGGCCCCGAGACCCGCGCCAGTGATCTGCGCGCGCCAGGCGTCCTTCAGCCCGGTCCCGGCCTCGCGCATGGCGGCCGTCACGGCGCGTTCGCCGGCCGCGACCTCCGCCTGCATCATCGCGACGATGTCGGGATCGATGTCGAGCTTCAGTTTCACCCGGGCCTCAGATCGACGGTCCAGACCAGCCGCTCGCGATCACGGACGGGCTCGCCCTGAATGAGGAACGCGTCACCGTCGATCTCGATGCGGTCACCGGGGCGTGGGTTGGCCACCTCGGCGACGCGCAGGTCAATGCGGGTGGTCTCGGACCAGAGCCGCGCATCGCCGAAGTCGGTGATCGCATCTGCGCGCCGGGCAACGACGCGCACCGGCTGGGGCGCGCCGCCATCGGCGATGTAGACCGCGTCCCGGCCGATGTTCGGATCGGCGAAGAGGGCGCCGACGGCGGCTGCGAAGGCGCTCATCAGAAGCTCGCGTTCAGGCGCACCCGGCCGATGGTGTCGCCCGCGCCGCTGGCCACGGCCTCGGTCGCGACACCGATGAGGGTGTTGTCGGTCGCGACCGTGGTGCAGCGCTTGTTGGTGTTGTCCCAATAGACCTTGGCGCCGACGGTCCAGGCCTGGGAGCCGACCTTGGTCAGATCGAACACGCCGACGAGTGCTGCCTCGACGGGCTCGCCGAGGGCGGCGGCGCCCGAGGCAACGCCGAAGATGGAGCCGACGAGCAGGCCATCGCCCGAGGCGACGGCGTAGGGCGCGGTCAGGGTGATGGTGTTGCCGGGCTGGACGTAGTTTTTCATGGGGAGGATCCTCGTGGAAAGATGAAGGGCGGCCCGTCAGGACCGCCCGCATGTCAGGGTTCAGGATGGAGTTCAGGTTACGCGCCCGGGTTCTTGTAGAGGCCGCGCCAGTCGATGGCCTTGGCGCCGAAGTCGAGGCGGCACTTGATCTCGACCCCGTCGACGTCGAAGCCGTTGCGCGTCTCGATATAGGCGCCCTGCTGGCCCTCGAGATAGGCGTATTCGATGGTGTCGATCTGGTTGGGCGAGGCCGCCAGATACCAGGCGGTCTCGCTGGCGGCGTCGAGGCGCGGCTCGCTGATCGGCGCGAGGGTGCGGATCGACTGCGGCACCACGCTGGAGGTCGCGGCGGGCAACAGATTCTGGGCGACCAGCTGCTCGGCCTTCAGCTCCAGCGAGGCGGGAACGATCAGGAAGGCGGGCCGAACGTTCAGCACCGTCTTCTTGTCGAGCCCGGTCTGCTTGGCCATCGCGGCGCGGGCCGCCCCCACCGCATCGACCGCCAGCGCCGTGCCGGTGCCCGCGAGGTTCTTGTGGGTCGTGTGGAACAGCGCGTTGCCGTCGGCCATCGCCGGGTTGGCGGTGATGATCCCCCAGACCACGTCCGACTCCAGCTGCGCAATCGAGTTGCCGTACATCGCCGGGATCCGGGTGAAGGCGTCGAGATCGTCGTTGATCAGCGTCTGGCGAGTGATGGCGACCACCCGGCCATAGGTCTTGACCTTGTAGCTCTCCTTGCTCTCGCCGAGCGTGCCGCGTTTGAACTCGCCGCTCTCGCCGACCTCGAGCAGCTGCGGGGCTTCGCCCAGCTGGACCCGGTGCATGGCCTTGAAGTCGGTGGCCAGCACCTGGCGGCAGAACAGCATGAAGGTTCGTGGATAGGCCTCGTAGGCCTGCCGCAGGGTCTTGTTGGTGACGGCGGACAGGATCTCGGGGAAGTCCGAGGTCGAATGCAGCGCGCGCGTCGCCACCTCGTCGCGCGACAGGCCCCGCGTGTTCACCCCCGCATTGCCGAGGCTTTCGCGGGCCAGTTCCAGCAGCGTCATGCCGCGATACTGGCGCGCGGCGTCTTCCAAAGTGAAGAGCGTCGGGCTGTAGCGGTGCAGCAGCGCGTTCGCCACCGCGTCGCGGCGGGTGATGCGCTCGTCCCGGCCGCCGAGCGGGACGGAGACATTGGGGAAGGTCCGGGTCTCGTCCGACTTCGCCGCGACCTGGTCGAGGATCAGGCGGCGGGATTCGTCGACGCTGATACCGCGCTTGACCAGATCCTCGGCGAAGCTGCGCACGAGGTTCAGGCGGCCCGCCAGATCGTAGATGGTGGAGACACGGTCGCGCTCGGCCTCGCGGGCTCGGGTGGCGATGGCCTCGGTGTCGGGCGCGGGCGTTGCCTGCGACTTCGGCTGGTTGCGCGTCTGCGCCTCAGCCGCGCCGGTCTTGTCGTCGGTCATGGGGGTATCCTCGGTTTCGACCGGCTCGGTCGGCTGGGTGGTGGCGGGGGTTGCGGCGGTTGCGGCGTCGCTCGCCTGGGTCTGGGTCTTGTCCGTCATCGGGGATGCTCCTTCTTGCGTGGGGGCGTCCCGGCGATGGAGGACGCAGTCGTGATGTTCGCCCTTGGCGCGGAACCCCGCGGCCGGGTCGGCGCCGACCGGCACGGCTGAGACCTCGAACGGCGTCCAGTCGACCGCCCGCCAGAGCTCGCGCCCGCCATCGGGCTTGGAGATGTCGAAGCGGTGGACCTGGTAGCCGATGGAGACCGCCCGGATGTGCCCGGCCTGGATGTCGCGCCAGATCGGCTCGACATCGGCGCGTTCGCTGATCCGTACCTGCGCGATGCCGCGTCCGTTCTCGATGCGCGCGGAGCCCGGCACGACCGAGCCGATGACGGCGTCGAGCGTGTCGACCTCGTGCACCTTCAGGAAGGGCGCGCCCGCGTTCAGCCGGTCGAGCCGGACATGGGCGGGATCGAGGCTCAGCTCCTCGTCATAGGGCTCGCCGAAGAAGCTGGCGCGGCGGACGCGGGCGCCTGCCGACCAGATCACCTCGACGGTGCGGGCGTCCGGGTCGACGCTGTTCGGCGCAAGCTCCGCCGACCGGCGCATGGCCGGCAGTGCGATCATCGTGTTCATGGGGTCAGTCCTGCTGGTCGCCGCCGGGGTCGCCGGGGTCTTTCGTCTGCGCGCTGCCGGTCTTGGTGACGCGGCGCGGGTCGCTGTCGAGCACGAGGCCGAGGCCGTCGAGCTTGGCGTTGGTCGCGGCGATTTCCGCGAGGACCGCGTCCGGGTTGTGGCCTTGCCGGGCGATGGCCTGCGCCAGCGTCATGGTGCCGGTCCGGATCGCCAGAAGATCGGCCATCGCGTCCTTGTAGGGATCGACAGCGTCGAACTTCGGCGGCGACCATTCGACGGGGACATCCGGCGTCGGGATCTGCCCCGCTGCCCACGCAGCCTCGGTGAACCAGCGCCAGACCGGAGCGCAGAACATCGGGATGAAGAGCTGCCACTGCACGGCGTCGATCATGCGGCGGAACTCCACGAGCCCCGCCCGGATCGAGGAATAGTTGACCTGGCTGAGGTCCCCGGTCAGCAGCTCGTAGGGCACCCTGAACCCGGCCGAGATCGTGTGCAGGCTCGCACGCTTGTACTCGCCGTATCCTCCGGTGGCGGCGGGCTGGTTGAACCGGATGTCCTTCCCGCCACGGGCATAGGCGATCAGCCCCGGCTCGAACTGCTCCACCCGGTTGCCATCGGCATCGACCACCGAGGGCGCGATGCCCTGCTGCGCCTCGTCGTCGCCGAAGACGATGGCGGTGACGCAGGCCTCGGTCTTCTTGCGGACCAGTTCCGCGACCTCGTAATCGTCGAGATCGCGCAAGCTGCGGATCACCGGCGCGCCCCAGGGAACGCCGCGCGCCTGTGTGCGCTGCTTCTCATAGATGTGGGCGATCTCGGCCGCAGGGACCGCGTGCGATCCGAGCCCGCCCTGCAGCGCGCCCCAGACGTCGCCCGGATGCTCCTTGTGCAGCCAGTAGGCCCGGCGCTTGCCGACCGCGTCGAACTCGATCCCCTGGACCAGCCGTCCCGCGCCGAGAGCGCCGGATTTGGTCGCGTCGAGGAAGTCGGCTTCCAGCACCTGCAATTGCAGCGGCACGGGCAGGCCATCCGCGGCGCGGCGCAGACGGCGGCGCACCAGAACCTCGCCCGCCTCGACCATCTCGCGGCAGATCAGCGTCTGCAGCCCATAGAAATCGAGCTGGCCGTCAGCGTCGCACTCCGCCGTCCAGCGCTCGAAGAGGTCGTCGACGCGGCGGTCCAGCGCCTCGTCCCCGCTTGCGGCGCGCGGCATGATGCCCGCACCGACGATATTGTTGACCAGCACCGCCACGGCCTTGGCCGCATGCGGGTTGTTGCGCACCAGATCCCGCATCCGGTCGCGCAGCAGCGCCCCGGCCACGCCGATCTCGGTGTCGGCCGAGGATCCCGGCGCACGCCAGCCCTCTGTCCTCCGCCCGCGCGCGGCGCCGTCATAGCCCCGCGTCAGGGTCTCGAACGCCTGACGCGCCATCACGCGCCGGGCCGCCATGCGCGGCGCCACCGTGGCGATGGCGTGATCGAACCAGGTCGCCGACATCAGCGATCCCCGCGCGAGAAGCCTGCGAGCCCGGCCACTGGCAGCGGACGGCCGACGCCCGCGATAGCCCGCTCGATGGTGCGGATGCGGGCCAGCAGATCCTCGGCCGAGCCATAGTCCACCGACTTGCCGTCATAGCTGACACGGGTCGTGCCGCTGGCATAGGCCCGGCGCAGCGCCGAAAGTTCGGTTTCCGTCCAGTCCATGCCCTTCGCTCCCGCTCAGTGCGTTCGTTCCCTTGCGACGCTCCACTGGAGCCTCGCATCCGCTGCGCGGACCGGTCCTCACCATGTCAGAACCATCCTCCGCGCCGTCCGAGCCAGTCGGAGCGGCGCTTGCCCTGCGGGGCCTGTCCCGGCCGGTTGATCTGCCCGGCGGGATCGCTGTCGGTGGGGGCCGCCCCGAGCTGATCCTCGAGGTCGCGCCATTTCTCATCGGGCCAGCGGTCCGCGCCCGCGATCCAGGCGGCGGCGCGGGCATAGACCCGGCAGTCCAGCGCCTCGTTGCGCTCGCGCAGCTTCTGCCATTCCAGCCGCGCGAAGCCGCGCTTCGTGCGCACCGTCACCAGCTGTTCGGCCACGAACTGCTTCAGCCATTCGTTCTCGACCCAATGCGGCAGGTGCACCGAGCCGGGTGGGAACGCCGCCCCGTCGGCCATGTCCTCCTCGGTCGGCCGGGCCAGCCGGAGGAAGCGGTAGGTCTCGGCCTTGAAGGTCGAGACCGCCACGGTCCAGAGCCGCGCCCCGCGCCGCAGGCGTTTCCCGCCCTCGGTCGCGTCGACGAAGGTCGGCCCCGAGACCGGGCTCGAGCGGTTGAACCCCTCGACGCCCTTGACCGGCGAGACCTGCCCGAACCCCTGCGCCCGCGACCAGGAATAGACCGCCGGGGCCTCGTAGCCGGTGTCGACGGCGAGCCGCGCGATCCTGAGATGCGCCCCCCGCTCGTGCGGCCAGCTTCGATCCAGCAGCGCGGTCAGCTCCGACCAGGCGTCATGCCGGTCGGGCCCGCCCTCGATCACGACGTGATCGACGAGCCAGGACTCAAGTCCGCGACCCCAGGCCCAGACATCGACCTCGATCCGGTCCTTCTGCACATCGGCCCCGGCGGTCAGGAACAGCCCGCCCGCTGGCACCGTGCCGGATGTCCAGCGCTCGCGGCGGTCGTAGAGCCGCTGCCAGTCCGGCGCTTCCCCGGTTTCGACCCAGGTCTCGCCGAGGATCGTGTTGCGGAACGCCTTGATCGCCTCGTCCGACCCCTGCGCCGCGTCCCAAGCTCGCACGATCCGCTCCCAGCTCAGCCAGCCGATCGGCGAATAGAGCGCCGAGAGGTGATACCCGACCGTGGTCGGATCGGCGGCCATGGCGGTCGCGCGCCATTCGCCGCCCTCCAGCATGGCCGTCTTGTGGTGCTCCGCGATTGCCGCGTCGCAGCCTTCGCAGTGATATTCCGCCGTCTCCGGGCGGCCCTTCTGCCAGCGCAGCCGGTCGAACTTCAGCCATTGCGCATGGCCACAGTGCGGGCACGGCACGAAGAACCGCCGCTGGTCGCTCGCCTCGAACTCCCGCTCGATCCGGCTCAGCCCCCGGATGGTCGGGGTCGAGACCAGGAAGACCTTGCGGCGGTGGGCGAAGGTCAGCGACCGCGCCTCGGCCAGCGTGACCGGATCGCCTTCCTCGTCGGCCGAGGCCGGATAGGCATCGACCTCGTCGAGGAAGATGTAGCGCGCCGGGGTCGACCGCAGCCCGACGGCCGAGTTCGCCCCGGTCATGATCAGGATGCCGCCCGCGAACTCCTTCGACAGCATCGTGTTGCCCGCGTCGCGCGAGCGCGCGGGCTTCACCCGCTCCCGCAGCTCGGGGCTTTCGTCGATCAGCGGGTCGATCCGCTGCCGCGAGTTGCGCTTGGCCAGTTCCACGGTCGGCTGGACGGCCAGCATCGGACCCGGCGCCTGGTGGATGGCGAACCCGATCCAGTTGTTACCCGCCTCGGTCGCGCCGACCTGCGCCGCCTTCATGAACACAATCCGCTGCGTGGGATCGCCGGGGCTCAGCCGGTCCATGATCTCTCGCATGTAGGGCGTGCGCACCGTGCGATACCGCCCGGGCTCGGCCGAAGCGCGGCCCGAGAGCATCCGGTGCCGGTCCGCCCATTCCGAGACGGTCAGGTCCGGGTCGGGCCGCAGCCCGTTGCCCCAGGCGCGCAGGATCTCGCCCGCGCCGTCGAAGTCCGTCAGCGCGTCATCGTCACCGGAAGTCGGGCCGGACCTCGGCAAGCTCGTCGAGGTGGGCGCGTACATGTTTTTCCAGGACCTTCTGCATCGCGGCTGGCTCCACGGTGATCTGCTGGCCCGTCGCTTCGCTGCATGAGCCCGAGATCTCGGCCGCCATCAGCGCCGCCGCACGCGCGGGCCAGTTCACCCATGCGTCCCGGACCTCCCGCGCCAGGCGGAACACCAGCGACAGCGCGCGGGCCCGCTCGATCAACTCCCCCTTCAGCTTCTGAAGCCGGATGCGGCGCTCCTGCGCCTTCAGCACCTCGTTCGCCGTCTTCGCCTGCAGGAAGGTCGTGCCGCCGCCGACCGCCGGGACCGCCAGCCCCTGTTCGCGCAGCGTGTCGCCAACAGCGGTCACCGCCGCCTCGGGGACGGGCTTCAGCTTCGGCGCGGGCGGCTTGCGAGTCTTGGACGGGTCCGTCGTCTCGGCGCGCCGGGCATCGCTGGCGGACGCGTTGATGCTGCCGTCCGGATAGAGGACCAGCCGCTCGGCCGTCTTCGCCTTCTGGATCGCGCCCCGCGACAGCCCGACATGGGCGGCGTACTGGCGCTCGCTCATGCCCCGCATCGACGGCCCCGATTATTATTCAGAATCATATGCTTATAGAGTTGATAAGCCTCGCGGGCAGAGGGAACGTGTCTCCACAAGGACGATGCAACTCACCACGGAGCCACCCCGATGACCCGCCGCAAGACCGACCCCGCCGCCGCCCGCGATGCCCTGATCCTGGAGATCGCGCAGCGCCGCTTCTTCCTCGAGACGCTCGAGACCCGGAACTCCGACCGGCTCGACTTCCACGATGTCGCCGTCTGGGCGATCCGCGACGCGCTCGCGGAGGCCTATGAGGCCGGACGTCGCGACGCCGCCCAATCCTGAAAGGACCCTGCCATGAGCACATCCACCATCCGCATCGACCACGCCGCCCTTCCGGACCAGTTCGACCGCTCGCGCCCCGATGCCGTTGCCGAGGTGATCGAGACCGCCCTGCGCGAGGACGGGATCAGGGCCGAGGTCTCGGACGTCATCTCGCACCTCAAGATCGAACTGCCCACCGCGCAGCTCGCCGCCGCCAGCGCATCGCTGGTCGGGATGGGGCTGATCTGAGCGGGATCGGCCAGAAAGCAATCATATGGCTCTGAATTGCCTACACTTTCCGGCCCTGGAGAGCGATTCTGATTGCACAAGGACGATGTAACTCAGCCCAAGGACCACCGCCATGACCAGCACCACCATCGCCACCCCACGCTTTGAACTCCGCGCCGAGAAGGCGCGCCGCAACAAGGAAGCGGCCCTGAGCGCCTTCATCGGCAAGAAGGCCGAGATCGACGAGATGCTCGCCCGCCTGCAGGCACTCAGCGACGACCATTTCAACTGCCATCCCGACGAGGCGGGCTGGGCGATGGTCGGCACCCTCGAACACTACGCCAGCCTCCTGAAGCGCATCACCGACAGCGCCTTCGGCGAAGGCGAACACGCCCGCTGATCTCCGGCACTGCCGGAACACCTGCCGCGCGCCCTGCGCGGCTCGGGGTCGTAGAAGGCGCCGCATGTCGCGGGCCCGAATACGGAGACGACCCCATGACCCAGATTCAGCTTTCCGACGCCCAAGCCGTCATCCTGTCCACCGCCTGCGCGCGCGAGGACGGGATGGTGTTTCCCGTCACCGCCAGCCTCAAGGGCGGCGCCGTCGGCAACGTCTGCAAGAGCCTCCTCAAGCACGGGCTGATCGAGGAGGTGTCCGCCACCGACCTCAACACCGTCTGGCGGCACGACGATGAACATGGACCGATCACCCTGCGCGCCACCCCGCTGGCCTACAGCACCCTCGGGATCACTGAGGATCCGGAGCAGCAACAGGACGGTCGGGCCGAGACCACGCCCGAGCCCGTCCGACGCCGCAGTGGCACCAAGCAGGAGGCACTGATCGCCATGCTCCGCGCCGAGGGGGGCGCCACCATCGAGGAGATCGTCGCCGCCACCGGCTGGCAGGCCCACACCGTTCGCGGCGCCATGTCCGGCGCCCTGAAGAAGAAGCTCGGGCTCGAAGTGAGCTCGGAGAAGGTCGAGGATCGGGGGCGCGTGTACAAACTTCCCGCCGCCTGACGCACCGGACCCCGACAAGTTGATGGCCGCCGTCCCTCCGGGGCGGCGGTCGATCATTTGGCGCTCCGCATCCGGATCGCCTCGAACACCCGCCGCAAGGCGAAGGAACGCGCGATCGATACGATGGTGAAGATGGCGCCCATCTTCAGGTTCTGCGCCAGCGTCGTGTGCAGCCCGAAGACCGGGAAGATCAGGATTTGCGTCGCGACCGCGACGCCGTAGCCGACGACGACGTTGGCGACGGACTCGACCAGCGACATGAGGCGGGACTGCTTCACGCCGCTGCCTCATCCATGGTCCAGCAGTTCAGCCGCCAGAGTTCGCAGCGCATGCGCCGCAACCAGGGGGACCACGCCATTGCCACAGAGGCGAAGCCGGTCCACCCGGTGGGCCAGCCCATCAGCGCCTCGACGAACAGCGGGTTCAAGGTCCGGCGCGGCTCGGAGGTATCGCTCCCAGCCATCGGCGTCACCAGGACCTGGCGGCCAAGCAGGCCGTTCACCGGCGTGTTCGCCAATGTCGTCGCTCCGTCCTTGTGGTCCCGAGCCGTCGGCGTCATCCACATGCGGCTGGCGTGGGTCAGATCGGCCGACCGACGGTTGCCCGCACTCGGCTTGCAGCCGTCGTTGGCCATCGGCGTCGGCCAGTCGCGCGCCATCCGGTCCAGACCCTTTTCGTCCTTCCGTTCGCCGCCCCGACTGCGGAAGCTGTCGATCTGCGGCGTGGGCCAGAGCGCGGCCGTCGTCGCGAGGTTCATCCCGTGCTGGCCCGCTGTCTGCGAGGGTGTCGGCTTCGTCTGCCGGTTCTCGTTGGCGCTGGCCCTCGGCGTCGGCCACAGCCGCGGCAGTTCCGTCCGGTTCCCGCCACTCGACCGGGTGCCAGAGCAGGCGCGCGGGGTCGGCCAGCTCGCCGCCCTCGCGGATGGCGAGGATGAAGAGCCGCTCTCGCCTGTGGGGCGCGCCGACTTCCGCCGCCGTGAAGAGGCCTGCCGCAAGGCGGTAGCCCATGCCGACCAGTCCGCTGGCGACTTCGGGGAAACCGAGGCGGAGATGATGGGCGACATTCTCGAGGAAGACGAAAGGCGGTTCGACCTCGCCGATGATGCGGGCCACATGCGGCCAGAGGTGTCGCGGGTCGTCCGCGCCCCGGCGCTTGCCCGCGACCGAGAACGGTTGGCACGGATAGCCCGCAGTGACGATGTCCACCGCGCCGCGCCAAGGGCGGCCGTCGAAGGTTCCAACGTCGTCCCAGACAACAGCCTGATCCAGGGACGCGTCTTCCATCCGCGCCACGAGAGTGGCTGCGGCGTAGGTTTCCCGTTCGACATGGCCCACAGCACGATATCCGGGGATGGCGATGGCGAGCCCGAGGTCGAGCTTGCCCGCGCCCGAGCAGAGGGAGAGACCGAAGAGGCATGCGTCTCCGGCTCCGGAAGTGCGTCCGGAGGAAGGTAGAGCCAAGTCATGCATGTCACGCGGCGGCTTCGGGTTGGTGTTCGGGTGCGGCCGGGGTTTCGCCCAGCCGCTCGGCCTTCACCGCGGCAAAGGTGCGGCCATCGCCATCGAGGATCGCGTCCTTGCCGGTCTCGGCCTGCCAGCGTTCCACGGCGACATCGACGTAAGCCGGGCTGATTTCCATCGCGAAGACCCGGCGGCCATTGGCCTCGCCAGCCATGATCTGTGAGCCGGAGCCCGAGAATGGCTCGTAGCAGAGCCCGCCCCGCGCAACATGCTGGCGCATCGGGATCCCGAAGGCGTCGAGCGGTTTCGGTGTCGGGTGGTCGGGGCGCTCGTCCTTGGCAAAGGACGGCATCTCCCAGGTCGAGGGCAGCGTCTGCTCCGCCACCTTTGGCGGGCGGTTGGGACGCCGCCAGCCCATGAAGCAGGGCTCGTGCTTCCAGAGGTAATGCGAGCGGGTAAGAACCCCGCGGTCCTTCACCCAGATGATCTGCTGGTGCACGAAGGCGCCTGCCTTCTCCCAGCAGGCTTCCAGCATCGCCTGACGGCGTGACGCGTGCCAGCAATACCAGGCCGCATCCTCGGTGATCGCCTCGGCCACGGCCGCTGCGATGAAGCCGTCATAGAGCTCGGCGCCTTGCGAACTGTCATCCCAGGTGACGCCATAGGACTGCGACCAGTCCTTGTTCCGCGTCGGATGGTTGGAGCCGTCGTAATCGACGAGGTATGGCGGGTCGGTCGCGAAGAGGATCGCGCGTTCGCCATCCATCAGGCGTCGCACGTCGTCGTGCGAGGTCGAGTCGCCACACAGCAACCGATGATCGCCGAGGATCCACAGATCGCCCCTGCGCGACGCCGGATTGCGCGGGGGTTCGGGGATGGTCACCGGCGGCACGGAGCCCCCGGCGCCACCTTCTTCACCGTCCCCCTCCGGCGCGAAGGCCAGCAGCTTGTCGAGTTCGCCGTCAGAAAACCCGACCAGCGACAGGTCGAAATCATCGGCCAGGAGGTCGTTCAGTTCCGCCGACAGCAGCGCCTCGTCCCAGGTGCCAAGCTCCGTCAGCTTGTTGTCCGCGATGCGATAGGCCCGCCGCTGCGCCTCGGTCAGATGACCCAGCACGATCACCGGCGCCTCTGTCAGCCCCAGCTGCGTCGCGGCCAGCACGCGCCCGTGGCCCGCGATCAGCTCGCCATCCTCGGCGACGAGGCACGGCACGGTCCAACCGAACTCGGCCATGCTGGCGGCGATCTTCGCGACCTGGTCCGCGCCATGCGCCTTCGCGTTCTTCGCGTAGGGCTGGAGGCGCGACAGCGGCCACGTCTCGATCGCGTCCGGGGCGAAGTTCAGCGTCATGGTGGGCAAGGTTCCTCGGTCGGGTGGATGCCGGTGGCTTCCGGACTCCGGATGCCGGGCTGGACTCCACACGGGGTCCAGCGGCTACCAGCGGTGTCCGGTCGGAAGGCCAGCGTTCATTGGTGTTTGCGCGGGGTGTGAGTGGGTCCGGCTTCCGGGTGGCTTCCCAAAAAACCGGCCCTGTCGCTGGCGATGTCCCGCGCTTCGCCCGCCAGCATAGGATTCCGGCCCGGAAGGAACCGCGACCTCGGTGGCGGCGGCGGACAGCGGCCCGCAAGGAAAGGATAAGCGCCTTTCCTTTGCCAACGGACACGCCAACGAAAGGATGGTTTCGTTCGGGTCCGCGCTGCGCGCGCCTCTCCCGAGCTTATCCGGAACCTAGCCCGCGAGCCGGTTTTCTGTCCCGTCGAAATGTGTCCGCCGCACACCTTCCCCGCTGGCGCGCAGGTTTACGCGCCACCAGCCAGCTCGATCACGTGCCGCTTCGACAGGTTGCGGTTGAACCGACGCCGGTTGAGCCGCAGCGAGATGACGCAAAGCCCGTAGAGCCAGTGCTGGTGGGCGGCCGAACGTTGCAGTCCGACCGTCCAGCAGATGGTCTTCCACCGCTCGCCATGGGCGCGCATCCAGACGATCTTGCCATCGACGGGGTCGAGGCACGCGGTCCAGGTAAGCGTCTCCTCCATCCGGCTGATCGCCTGAGGCGAGGGCAGAACGCGCATGGGCTTCGGCTCCTGGCCCACCTTGTCGGCGAAGGAGTGGACGATCTCCGGCCAGGTGCTGAAGTAGCCCCGCCGTCGCGGCTCGGGCAGGCGCTTGAGCACGTAGGCCGCCTCGGCGAGACGGGCCTCGACGATGGACGGGGTCCACTTATCCATGGCGCCCTCCCTCGTCGGAGGGGGGCGGCCCGTAGAGCTTTTCACCCAGCTGTCGGACGAGTTCCCGTTCCGGCCATGTCAGGCGCGCGTCCTCAAGCGAGACGGCGAGCAGACCCTGCTCGCGCCAGCCCTCGCGCTTCACCTGTTCCGGATCCCGGCGATGGCCGCCGTAGCCCTTGGGATGCCACCTCATGCGACACCCCCGTTCGTCTCGATCACCCAGAGCAATAGCGCAATGGCATCGGCCTCGTTGTCGTCGGCGGGGCTGAAGCCCCGGGCCCGTGCGGATGCGATCATCGCCTCCTTCGGCGCATTGCCCTTGCCGGTGGCGTGACGCTTGATCGTGCCGACGGGAACGCCGGCATAGGGCACGCCCCGCAGTTCCGCCCACGCGGTCAGCGTGGCCATGAGCCCGCCATAGACGTGGGCCGCATCGGTTCCGGCGTGGCGGCGCACCTCCTCGAACCAGATCGCGGCGATCGGCCCCGACAGCCGGTCGATCTCGGTGAGCCAGCCCGTGAAGCGCAGGTAGCGCATGCCGCCGCCGTCATAACGGCCGGGCCTGAAGCTCGCGGTCCCGCTGGTGATCAGCCCGTCCGGCGCGCGCAACGCCCAGCCGGTGCTGGTGCCGAGATCGAGCGCGAGAATGCAGCGGTCTGGAGTGCCGACGGCCATGGCAGACGCGTCGGCGATGGGATGGGATCGGTCCATGACGACCTCCTCTTCGATTGGGAGGCTCGGGCGATGCGTCAGCCTGGTGAGGGCCGTCCGCCCGCCCGGACCCGGATCGCGGGGTCTGGTCATGGTCACGATGTCGATGCCGGGGGCGCCCGGCACATCCTTCATCGGCTTCAACCCCGGTCCTTGAAGGAAGCCGGAGCGCAAGCCACTGGAAACACGAGAGTATGTATGTTCTTTCATTATTTCATTCATTTCATGGGGTATGTCTCCTTCTTCCATCCGCGCGCACGCGCGAGAGGACAGGGTGCTCTGCGTGAAATATTGAAAGAAGTCCGAGGCGCCGGATTGCCATTGTAGGTCAGGCGCTTGCGCGCCGACTTCCTTCAATTGAGGAAAGGGGCTGGCTGAATGAAGCATGTCCTGCCCCTCACCGTGCCACCTGGAAGATCATGGCACGGCGGCCGCCCGTCTCCCGCATCGCCGTGGTGACATCGCCGCTCTCGATCAGGGTGAGCAGGATGTCGTCGCGATCCCGTGCACGGATCCACTGCGAGGCGCGGGTGATCTCGGACTTGGTGATACCCCCTGCCCCTGCCTTGCGGATGATCTCGCGTAGTCGCTTGACGTTGGCCTCGGTCTCCGTGTCGGCGACATGGCGTTCGACGGCCTCGATGGTGCGCCTCGCGTGATGGCGCACGAAGTTGATCGCCCAGACCGCATCCTCGATCCGGATCGACGGGGCGTGTGGATCGCGCCCCACCGCCACGATCAGCGCGAGCTTGGCGGCGTTCTCGGCCACCCGGGCAAGGATCGAGGTGTAGGGCGTGCCCGCGGCGGCGCGGAGCTCGGCCGTGATGTCGATGCTGAGCGCGCTGAACCGGGTGCGCGCATCGTCGGACATCGGCACGACCATGGGATCCACGGCCGTCTCAGACCCGGCCGTCCGCCCGGTCAGGTTACCGGCCAAGCGCCCTCCGCCCGCCGCCACGCGCTGCAAACCCTCGATCAGCGCGCAGGGCGCCTGGCGCAGACCGGCGGTCAGATTCTCATCGGGATAGTCCTCGTCGCTCGGCAGGATCAGGAAGCGCGCAAGCGAGCCGTCCACCACATTGGCGCCCTGCAGCGCTCCCCAGAAATGCAGCGGCGTCGTCGTGCCGTAGACGCAGAGGCAGGGCTGGACGATGTCGCGCCGCTCGTTCGAGCCGTCCCGGTTGGCGTATTCCGCGCCGAGGAAGATCCCGGCGGCGGCGGTGTAGAGCTCGGTCATGTTGTCGAGGATCTCGGTGATGTGGCGCGGGCTGCGCTTGCGGTCGGCCGCCGCCGCGAGGAACATGCCGAACTCGTCGATCTGGAAGAGGATCGCGGGCTGGCGGTGCAGTGCAGTCAGAAGGCCCGCACCGGAGGCGATCTTGTTGCCGCCTAGGTGGTGCGCGAGCCCCGCCTCGAAGAAGACCTCGTTGACGACCTCGCGGGCGTGGTTCTTGCCCGAGCCGCTGTCGGCGATGCCGACGACATAGAGGTTCGAGCGCAGGTTGCTCTCGGTCCGGTATCGCCGCCCCATAAGCGTGCCCAGCGCGCAGAGGCTTGCGCCAACCGCAAGCAGCGGCTGCGGGCGCCGGGCGGTGTCGATCATGTACCGGGCGAGATCGCCCACCAGCCCGTCCGGGATCGTCAGCGCGAATCCCGGCGTCGCCTTGGGAGGCGGCGACTTCGGCTGCGCCAGCCGCGCGATGAGGCCTGCGGCCGGATGAGCGCCGGTGTCTGCCGACAGGCTTCCGTCGAGCATGAGCTCGGGTTCGGGCTGCCAGCCGCGCTCCATGGCCAGGTGATAGATCGTCCCCGCGCCGATCCGCTCGGGCTTGAAGCTCGCCCATGACTTCGCGGTGTAGGCCGGGTCGTTCTTGGCCGCCTGCGCGGACCACTCGTCGAAAAGCGGCGCGCCCTGATCGCCAAGCGCGCCCTTCAGCGCCATGCCAATACGCATCCAGCTGTCGTAGTCGAGGTCCGTATTGGGCAGCCATGCGAGCGCGCTGCGGATCGCCGCCAGCGTGCCAGCCTGCGAATGCGATGGCAGGCAGGGTTGGCCGGCCCCGTTCGCGCCATTGGCAGCGAGGCTCTTCGGCCGCATCTCCGGCGGGATGAACGCCAGTGCCTCCTCGATGAACGTCGCTGCCTGCGCGGCATCGATGGCGGGCAGGCTCTCGATATCGAGGTCGGCCAAGCCCTCGTCCGGCCAGGCATAGGGCTGGCCGGTGTCGGGATGATCGGCATAGGCCACGAACTGCTGCCCGAGGCAGAGCATTTCCAGAGGCGCGCGCCGGATCCCGGCGAAGGGCTCGGTCGTGCGATAGACGAGAAGCCGCTTCGGCGGCTTGCCGATCCTGAGCGCCGGCGTGTCGCCCAGCCGCTCGCGCGCCAGCCGCTCGATGCGCAGCGCCAGCTCGCCATCCTCGGCGATGTCGATATCGAGCGCGGCGACCGCGCCGCCGACGACGCCGACGCCGCAGCCGGGCCAGGTCGACCAGGTCGCGACCTCGAACTCGGTCGTCGCGCGGGTCGCATGACGGTTCCACTGCGGGTAGTCGTGCCAGACCGCGCGGGCGAACTGGCCGGGTTTCTTCGTGCCGGGCGCGATCGGCAGGATCGCGTAGCCGTTGGTCAGGAGTCGCGCGCCGACGCGCGCCATCCACGAGATGTCCGCCATCAGAAGGGCACCTCCGGGATCATGCCGTCGAGCCGGGCGCGGTCCTTCGCCGCCAGATCGCGCAGGTGGTCGCAATAGCCGGTGACGATCACCTCGACGAAGGTGTCCCACTCCTCCTCGCTCAGCAGGGCGAGATCGGTCCGGCCGAGGCTGTCGAGATAGGCGCCGCCGGCCTTGCCGCCCTCGACCATGGCCGCCGTCTCGTTCGGGGTCGGATCGATCATGCCCGACCTCCGGTGGCAGATGTCCTGGCAAACCCGGCTGCAGAGGTCTCTGCGGCTCGTGTCGCGCCGCGGGTCGGAGACGCGGAAGCGCGCGTCGAACCAGCCCCAGCCGCGGGGTTCTCGGTGGCAGACGGCGCAGAGCCCGGCACGGCTGTAAGGCATGGGGCGAACCTGTAGGCGGTGATTTCGGTGAAGCGGCCCGCGGGGCGGACGGCGATCTCGGTGGGGCGGCGCAGCCGGTCCGCCAGCAGGAGCGCCTCGTCGACGGACTCGGGCACCTCCAGCTCGGGCGCCCGTTCGCACCACCAGCTCGCGGCCTTCCGGCGCGGATAGCCCTCGTGCTCGAAGCAGATCCATTCGGTGTGGAAGGCGAGACCGCAGCGGTAGGTCACCTTCAGCGAGACCCGCCCGCCGCGCTTCTCGTGGCGGCTGTAGGTAACGTCGGTGACGCGGACCCATTGCGGCTTGCCCGAGGACAGAACCTCCAGCGTCGACGCGGTGGGCTCAAGCTTCACCTCGCGGCCGGGGAACTCGAAGCCGCAGCCGGGACATTCGAGAGCCGCGATGGCCACGATGGTCCCGCATTCGGGGCAGATCTTCGTGGGGGGCGGCCCGTCGCCCGGACCGCCCGGCCGCTTCGGCCGCACCAGATCGATGGGGCCATGCCGGCGGACATTGCCCGCGAAATCGAGAACGAGGCAGTTTTCCTTGCCCTCGGCGAGCCGCGTGCCCCGTCCGGCCATCTGGACGTAGAGCCCGGCCGACTTGGTGGGCCGCAGCATGGCGATCAGGTCAACGGCCGGCGCGTTGAAGCCCGTCGTCAGCACGCCCATGGAGGCCAGCGCCCGGATCTCGCCGCGCTTGAAGGCGGCGATGATCGCGTCACGCTCGTCCTTTGGCGTCTTGCCGAAGATGGTGGCGCAGCTGACCCCGCGGCGGCGGAACTCCTCGGCGACATGGGTGGCGTGGCGGACGCCCGAGCAGAAGGCCAGCCAGGACCGGCGCGGCTCGCCATGCGCGATCACCTCGGCCACGGCCGCGCGCGTGATGGCGTCCTGGTCGACCGCGTCCTCGAGATCGCGCGCGATGAACTCGCCGCCCCGCGATCCCACGCCCGTCACGTCGAGCCGGGTCTTGGTCTGCTTCGAGATGAGCGGGGAGAGGTAGCCCTGATCGATCAGGTCACGGACCGACACCTCGTAGGCGATGTCGGTGAAGAGCGCGTTCTCGCCCTCGTGCAGCATGCCGCTGTCGAGCCGGAAGGGCGTCGCCGTCAGCCCGATCACCTTCAGCGCGGGGTTGATCGCCTGCAGGTCGGTGAGGAAGCGGCGATACATGGTGTTCGACCGGCCGGGGATCAGATGGGCCTCGTCGATCAGCACCAGATCGGCATGGCCGATGCGCGTCGCCTTGTCGTGGATGGACTGGATGCCGGCGAAGAGGATCCGGGCCCGCGCATCGCGGCGGCCGAGTCCGGCCGAGTAGATGCCAGCCGGCGCCTCGGGCCAGAGCCCCAGCATCTCCGCATGGTTCTGCGCGATCAGTTCGCGGACATGGGTGACGACGAGCACGCGCTGATCGGGCCAGGCCTTGAGCACGCCGTCAATGAAGGCGGCCATGACGAGGCTCTTGCCGCCGGCCGTGGGGATCACGACGAGCGGGTTGCCGCTCTCCTTCTCGAAATAGCCGTAGATCGAGGTGATCGCGGCCTGCTGGTAGGGGCGCAGGGTCAGCATGCGGCGGCCTCCTTCTCGCGGGCGTCGTTGGTCCAGGGGGAGCCGTCACTCATGCGGTAAGCGACGAAGTCCTCGCCTGCGTCGGTCACCTCGCCGGGGACGAGATCGGGGATGAACAGGTGCCGGCCGCAGGCGCGACGCTGGTCGGCGGGCTCAAGCAACCGGTCGTGGCGCGCGCAGTGCCAGCCGCCTTCGACGGGCGTGGAATGCAGGCAGGACCGGCAGGTGACCGCCGCGGCACCCTCGCCGTGGCAGAGCCCGTGGTGGTCGCAGAACCGGCATTCGAACCAGGCGGGATCCGCGCTTATCCGCTCGGGCGGGTGCTGGGCGAAGATGATCCGGCCCGCCTTCTCCAGCAGGCGTTCGCCCGTCTCGGGGTCGGCCGGGACGCGCTCGATGTGCAGCGCGTCCGTGTCCTTGCAGACCGCGACGTAGAGCGCCCGCGTGATGCCGGTCAGGTGCATGTAGATTTGCATCTGCGCGGCGTGCTGGGGCTTGGCGAGCGCGACGCCCTTGCCGACGAGCTCGGCAAAGCTCTTCGCGGAGTGCGTCTTGAACTCGACGACGTGCCAGGTTTTCGGCGCTTCCAGCAGGCCGAGGGCGACGGCATCGAGCGATCCGCCGAAATGCCCGCCATGGGCCTCGACGCGGAACTGCCGTCCGGTTTCGGGATCGACCTCCAGCACCGTCGCCCCGGTGGCGCGCAGATCGCGGACGAGCCGGGCCTCTTCCAGCTGGCCGGTCTCGAACAACCGTAGGATGCGACCGGTGTGCCGCGCCGGCGTCGCCCAGCGGAAATCGTACCAGAGCGCCCGGGCGCAGGGCTTGCCGATCAGCGAGGCGCCAAGATGGTCGCGGAAGCCGTCGCCCTGCCGGGCCTCGTAGGAGGCGTAGATCGCGGACAGCGTCGGCGTCGGGGGTTCGGGGAGATCGGCCATCAGCATGCCTCCTCCCGCTCGAGCCGCGCCCGCGCCTCAGCCAGCACCGCCGTCCAGGCGGCGCTGTCATGGCGTTCGCGCAGGACGGCGATGATCATGTCCTTGAGACGTTCGCGCCGGCGGCGGCCGCCATGACGGGCGACGATCTCGGCGCGCTCGCGGTTGAGGTGGCGCAGCGCCGTGCGCGCGCGGTGAAACCAGTCGGGGTCGATCGGCCTGGCCGTCCGCTGCCGCGCCAGATCCGCGGTCGCGATCTGCGTGCGGATCTTCGCGATGGCGTCCTCGATCTCGATCAGGCGCTGGGTGTCGTCAGGCAGGCCGGGGGCATTCGCGGCCACGCAGGCCGCGTCGGTGGTGTTCGTCATGAACTGTCTCTCAGGTCTGGCGATGTCCGGGCCGCGAGCCGAGTCTCAGCCCGCGGCGGCCGAGGGCGTCAGCTCTTGCGGTTCCAGGGCGCGGTGGCGGGGCGAGCAGGCGCCGACTGCGGGGGCGCGCTGGCCGGATGCGTGGCGGCGGGCCTCGGCGGGGTCGCCTGCGCCGGGGATTCCGGCACCAGGTAGCGGATCGTGTTGCGCTCGCCGTAGCCGTCCTTCGGGGGCTTCACGCCGACCTGGATCGTCATCGGGATCAGGTGCAGCTCCTCGCTGTCGTTCACCTGCAGCTTGCCTGTGGCGTGGCAGATCGCCGACAGCGTGCGCTGTGCGATCTCGACCGTGGTCGGGTTGGCGTTCACGAGGTTAAGCTGGTCGAAGACCTTGCGGCCCTGCTGCGGCCCCTCGAGGATGTCGAGCATCAGCCAGAGATACTTCCCCATCCCGTTCTTCGTGACGCGCATCTCGCTCTCGACGATCTGGGCGCGGTACTTGCCCGCGGGCAGGATCTCGTAGGCGGTGGTGGGCTCGATGCCGGCGGCGTCAAAGGCGGTGTCGAAACGTGCCATCGTTCTGTCCTTTCGGTCGTATCAGGCGGATTGGGGCATGGCGGCCAGGAACTCCGACCACTCGAGCGGGAGGGTTTCCGGCAGGCCGTAGCGGTTCTTGGCGAGGAAGGCGGGGCGCTCCTCGGTGTGCATGACGCGCGCACCGGACCCGAGCGCCCGGGTCACCTTCTTGTTGAAGCCGACGTCGGACTTGCTGACCGAGATCCGGTAGTTGGCGAAGAGCACGACGTCCGAGTGTTCCTGCAGCAGCGCGGATGCGCGGGCCTGCAGCTTGATCACGTACCGGTCGTAGGGTTCGTGCTCTGGGCTGTCGAACCGCTTGATGTCGGTATGGGCGATCTGGATGACCGCCATGCCCTTCCGGTCGCGGAGCGCGTTCAGCCTGTCGATGTACTCGCGCCAGATGGTCAGCGCCTCGGCGTAGCCCTTGCCGAAGCCCGGGCTTTCGATCGACTGCCAGCCGTTGCGCCGGCAGGCCTCGGCCCAGATCAGCGGCTCCAGCCAGTCCACGCTGTCGACCACCACCGTGGAATAGGGATGGTCCTCGTCGAGCAGCGCGTCGAGCGCCTCCGCGACCTCCGCGTAGCTCGTCGCCAGCGGGAAGTGCGGCACCTGCAGCTTGCCGAGACCGTCCTCGGTGAGGACGAATACGGGGCTGTCGGCGGACGCGGCGAAGGTGGATTTGCCGATGCCGGCGACGCCGTGGATCAGGACGCGCGGCGGGCGCAGCACCGTCGAGGTTTGCAGGGATGCGAGCGAGATGGCCATCAGCGCGCCTCCTCGCCGAGCAGCAGCTGGAACTTCGGCTTGCCGGTGCGGACCGTGCGCGCGGGCTCGAACTCCTGGCGGATGTCCGTGGGCCAGGCGGTGTACTTGCGCTCGGGCACGCTGAACGCGATGTCGACGTACTCGGCGGGATCGGCGCCATCGGCCCGGATGCGCTCAACCAGGTTGGCGAGCATCGCCTGGTCCCAATCCACGCGCTTGGGGAGTTCGGCGACCACGGTGACCGGGCCGTCCTGCAGCCGGACGGTGCCGGTGTCCTTGCCCTCCGCGTGGCGCGCCTCCTGCGCCTTGTCGCCATACTTCAGCGCGATGGCGCCATCGACCCAGTCGCAGAGGGTCTTCGCGGAGCGCAGCCGCTCGTCGGCGTCCTGCTTCAGGAGCGCCAGCTGGTCGCCGGGAAGATCGGCGATCTCGCCGACCGGCATGGTGGGAAGGTCGTCGAGGGGGATGCGGTTGGGGATCGTCATGGCCGCCCCCCTCACGCCAGCTTCACGGCGGGCTTGTCGGCCGTGCTTGAGCAGTGCCGGTTGGCCTCGTAGGCCTCGACATCCTCGAGCCGGTACACGACCCGGCCGCCGATCTTGATGAAGGCGGGGCCCTCACCGGTCCAACGCCAGCGCTCCAACGTGCGCGGGCTGATCTTCCATCGAGCTGCCAGCTCGACCTGGTTGAGATGCGTGACTGACATCGTCGTCTCCTTCGCGATTGGCCGAATGCCTGCGAAGGACCATCGCCGAGGGCGAGGAAGGGGCCGGGAAGGGGGAAGGAAGGAGCACGGTAAGGAGAGCCACAAAACGCCCCCTGAAAACGGAAAAGGCCGCCTCGTGGGCGGCCTTGGTCAGCTTGAACGGGGGACTCTCAGACTTCGATCCAGCAATTGCCCTCAGCTTCGCGGATGAAGTCGCGCCAGTCGCTTCGGCCGCTGAAGGCGCGGCCGAGGGTCGTCACCTTGGTATCGCGATGCACATGGTCTCCGCCTTGCAAGACCTCGGAGGTGCGCAATACAGGTTTGCCTGCCCAGTAGGCTTCGAAGAGCATCGAGAGGATCTGCCGATGCTTCGGACCCCGGAACCGGTATTCCTTGTCGTGAAACCAGACGATCCCGCAATCCTCCGAATGCTCGATCGGGAATCGGCGCTGACGCTGCCCCGGGAAGATGCGCGCGCCCAAGACCTGCGGTGAGATCGCGAGCTTGCCCGGTGCGCGGAGCACGTCAGTCACACTCATGAAGATGTTGCGCTTGTGGTTGGTGACCGGGATGCGATCGCCCGTGGTCGACGTCAGGATGACCCGGACCTCTTCAGGCGGCCTGCGCTCGAGGAGTGAACCGAGTTTGGTCCAGACGGCTGGATCAGCAAGACGGCGCGCGAACCAGACCGGCACCGGCGACTTCGCGCCCGTCAGCCTGATGGTTCCGACGTCCCAGACGAATCCGTCGATCAAAGGGTTCGGACGCGATGGCCCGGCACGCTCGAAGGCCACCAGCATCTTCGCCAAAACCAGCGGATAGTCGACGGCACAGGCAGCGATCTCCGCCGCCTCGACGGTGATCCAACGACCGACGCTGTCGCGATAACCGTACTGCCCGCGCTCCGGGCACCACTCCGCCGGAATGGGCTCGTCCTCATAGGCATCCATGGCGGCGACGACCGGGATGCGCCCGGTCGCCACCAGCAGCCTGGCCTCGAGCAGCTTGTCCGCTGCCTGAGGCGCCACCTGCCTAAGCGTCGCCACCTGCACCTTGCCGGCGCGGGTTTCCATCGCCTGGAGCAGCAGATCGACAGCCGTCTTAGTCAACGAGATCACCGATGTCGGCGGTGTCGGTCAGGATCCCCCAGCGCCGCAGATACTTCTCGCCGATCAGGCGCTCATGCGGGGTCATGTCCTTGAGGTTGCAGCCATGGGGCATCGTGACAGTGAGCGTCAGGGATTTCCCGCGGCCACCTTCGGGTCCGGGATGGAACTTGATGGTGAACCGGGCGCGCGTGATGACCCAATCCGGCGCCTCGGTCGCGACCGGCATCAAATGCCCCGTGCCACCGATGTCGAGGCCGATCCGCTTCTCGGCCATCTCCCAGATCGTCCGCTCGGCGCCCGACATGGACTCGAGCGTGATCCGCTCGCCGCGCTCCCCCAACTCCATGAAGCGCAGCTCCTTCACGGTGACCCCCATGATCCCGTCCTCGGGATCGGTCGGGAAATCGAAGGGCTTCAGGAGCATGCTCAGGTCGTATTCCCGCAGGGGGATGGGCTTCTCCTTGAAGTCGATCCCGAGCAGATCCCGCGCCATGTACGCGGTCAGGTCCTTCCTGTCTTCCAGCGTGTTGGCGACGACCTCGATGACGCCGGTTTCGGCCTCATACGTCAGGGCCGCCTCGAACACCGGCTTCACGATGCGCCGCGACAGCGTGCTGTTTGCATCGAAGCCCAGCATGTCCTCCGGCCGCCCCTCGCGATAAACTGCGATCTGCACCAGATCGCATTCCTGGTCATCGAGGATGATGCGATGCCGGTCGAAGATATCGACATGGACATGCGGGGTCTCGAAGCGGTCGCGGATGGCCTTGGTAAAGGCTGCAACGGAGATCGGATCGCGGCGGACGGTGCAGTCCTTCTCGACCTCGAAGCCGTTCCACGAGCGCCCCCGGCGCCGTTCGTCGTTGTAGCGGACCTCTTCCGCCAGGCGGAAGCGATCCGGCTCCTTGAGGAACACCCAGAGCGAGCGGTTGTTGGCGCCTTCGAGAGTGTCGAAGAACGCACGGTCCTGCACGACGTTCTGCAGCGCGTTCTGACCCGGTTCATCGGCGAGCGCCGCGACACGGCCGGCGTCGAGAATGACGCGCTGCTTTTCGCCTTCGGACATGCCGTCCACGGCCTTGACCAACGGCTCGACCACGTCTGGCTCGGGCTTGGCCCAGTCGATCGGCGGAAGCGAGGTGAACCCACCGGCCGTGAAGTAGTCCTTCAGGCGGGAGATCGGGGTCTTGCGGAGGAATGCGGTAATGGCGGTCATCGGGGGCCCTTTCGTGCCGGGGAGGAGGAGGAGGATGAGGGAATCAGCGCAGCGATACGCTGGCGTTCGATATCTATCGAACAAGCCATCGTGTCTACTTGCGCGGCACGAAATCGTTCAGCATACCGAACACGCCGCCAGCACCAAGGAATCAAGGATGACTCGATGACCACGTCCCTCGGCGCAAAGATCAAGCGCCACCGCCAGGAGAAGGGATATTCGCTCGACAAGCTCGCCGAGCTCACCGACTCGAGCAAGAGCTACATCTGGGAACTGGAGAACCGCGACACCCGCAAGCCCTCCGGCGAAAAGCTGACGCGCATCGCCCAGGCTCTGGAAGTCACCACAGACTATCTGCTCGACGACACCGCGGAGCCTGGTCATGAGGTTCTGAAGGAGGCGTTTTTTCGGAAGTTCAGCAAGCTGAAGCCGGAGGATCAGGAGAAGATCCAGCAGATGATCGACATGTGGGGGAAGAAGGATTGAGCTTGCCCACGACGCCGCAGGGTTGGGCAATCCGCCTGACGCAGATCCTGTCGCTCCATCAGGCAGCACATCGCCTGCCGCGGTTTCCGGTGGACGTGGCGGCGTTGGCGCAGGATTTCTCGCGACAGGTCTTTCCGGATGCGCCGATCGCGATGGTCGGCGGCCTGAACCTGTCCAAGGGCGTCGAGGGCATGCTCATGCCGCACCCAAACGGCTCTGGCGAATGGGGCATCATCTACAACGGGTCCATCCGGTCCGCCGGGCGGCGCAACTTCACGCTCGCTCACGAGCTGGGCCACTACCTCCTGCATCGGCGAGATTATCCCGGCGGGCTCCAATGCACCAACCGGAACATGGCCGATTGGGATGGTGCCCGGAACAGGATCGAGGCGGAGGCGAACACCTTCGCCTCCTATCTCCTGATGCCGCTCGACGATTTCCGGGCGCAGATCAGGGGACGCGCCATCGACATCGATATGATGACCGAGTTGGCCGATCGCTATGCCGTCTCACTGACCGCGGCGATCCTGAAATGGCTGACCGTCACCGACAAGCGCGCCATGATCGTCGTCGGAAAGGAGGGTTTCATCGACTGGGCCTGGTCGAGCCAGCCCTTGCTCAGATCCGGGATCTTCTACGCCGCGCGGCAAACTGTGATCGAGCTTCCTGCACGCTCACTGGCAGCGCGGGAGGTGGATGCAGACACCGGCCGACATGGTGAGCGTCACGAACCCGGCGTTTGGCTAGGGAACGAATCCGTTAATGAGATGATGGTGTTTTCGCCCAGCAACGAGATGACCATCTCCTTGCTGATCTATCCCGACCGGGCGCCGTCGCGTTGGGAAGCAGCCGAACTCGAGGAAGAGCCAACAGAGGATACGTTCGAAAGGTTCATGGCGGGGAAAGCGGGAGGCTGATGATGAGCCACGTCATCAAACGCCGCAAGAAAGGCCGCCGACTCGGTGCGGACGTCGGCGCAGCCGAGATCGCGATGTCGCTGCATGCCGACTTGGTCGTGAACGGACGACAGGAGAGCTGTGGAGACGGTTGCGGGTAATGAGCCAAGCTCCCAAGAAAGATGTGAAGGCAGAACAGAGCGGCTCCAGTCCGGTCGGGCGCGGGGGTGCCGGCACCTATATTGAGGGCCAGCTTGGCGCCTATTATCTCCTCCAGATGCTCGCTGGCAGCGACGCGCGCGGCCTCCCCAATGCCAGGATCGAGCGGGTGCAGCTTCAGGGCGAGAATGAAGGCTATGCCCTCGATGACCTAATCGTGCACGGTGTTTCGGACAAAGGCACTGCGCTTCTCGAGATCCAGTCGAAACGCACAATCCGCTTTTCGCCCAAAGACCCTATCTTTAAGGGCGTCTGCGAACAGATCGTGCGCAGCAATCCCGCTCAGAAGCCAACGGACCGCCATTTACTGGCGGTTGCGACCCAGCGAACCAGCTATTCTATCTCTGGCCCCTATCAGGACATGCTCGAATGGGCGCATAGAGCGGAAAGCGGCGTTCAATTTTTCGCTCGGTTAGCCCTCCCAGGTGTCGCCAGCGAGGAGATGCGCAGTTTCGCCAAAGCGTTCCGCAGCAATCTTGTGGCTTACGGAGTGGCGGACGAGGACGAAGCCGTCTGGGCCATAATCCGCAGGTTCATGATCCTCGAGTTCGATTTCGAGTCTGCTGCACCGGAGGCGAAGGCCCATGCCCTGACACTGGCCCGTCAGGTCCTCGCGCCGGACGATGCGACACGTGCCGAGGCACTTTGGAGCAATCTCATCGAAATCGTCATCGAGACGGGTAAGGCGGGAGGCTCGATCACGCGCCAAGCGCTCATCGAGAGACTGACTTCGCGCGGCTTCCACCTCGCAGGCGGTCAGAATTTCGCGCTCTCCCGTGCCAAACTGGCGGAAATGTCGCGCCATGCGCTTTCGGAGATCGGGACCAAAGTTGGCGGCGTCAATCTCCCCCGCCTCGGTGCGTTTGCTGATCTTGAGACAGCGCGCAACAAGCATCGCTTCATCGAGATCACCGGCAAACCAGGCGTGGGCAAATCGTCGGTCTTGAGACATCTTGCGGAGCGGATAGGCCGCGAGGGCCATGTCATCGTCCTTGATCCCGTAGGCACGCCAGACGGGGGATGGTCAGCGCTTGCGCAACGTCTCGATATGCGTGGGACCGCCAAGAATTTCCTGTGGGACCTGGCGGCCGGAGGTGGCGGGGTCTTGTTCATTGACGGCCTCGAGATGTTCACGTCCGTCGAGCGCCGCCGCACAGTGAATGACTTGCTGCGCGAGATTGCGGATGTCCCAAGCTTCTCAGTAGTCGTGTCCAGGCGGCCCGATGTCGGCGTCGAAGACACTGACTGGGTCGCCCAAGACGCGCTCGCGAAGTTGGGTACGCCTTGCCAAGTGGTCGTAGACGAGCTGAACGACGACGAGGTTGAAGCTCTGAGCACTGCCGCCCCGGAACTCCGCACACTGCTGTCACGGGATCATCCGGCTGCGAGCATTGCGCGCAATCTCTATCGGTTGGCCCAATTGCTAAAGGTCCCGAGCTCGGCCGACATTCGAACTGAAGCGGCACTCGCCGACCGTTGGTGGAAGAGTGCCGACGGCGCAAAGCCAGATGATGTCCGCCCGTCGCAACGGCTCTTGGCCGAGTTAGCAGAAGCGGCACTGGCAGGACAGGACCTAGTCGAGGCGTCGACGGACACACCGGCACGAGCTCATCTACTGCGTCGCCTGACGCTGTCCGAACCGAGGCGCGACCGTCTCAGCTTCTATCATGACGTGCTGCGCGACTGGGCGATCGGCGCGCGCCTCAATGAAGACATCACGCTGCTCGACAGCGTCGATCTTTCGGTGCCACCTTCGCCACGGGTGGCGCGTGGCATCGAGTTTGCCGGTCGCTTCGCACTCGAAAAGGGACCGGATGGCTCGAACTGGACGGCCCTCCTTGGGGCCCTCTCGCGACCAGGCGCCCATGATGCATGGCGTCGCCAAGCGCTCATGGCGATCGTGCGATCCGAGCTGTCGTCGCAGCTCTTGAACCGCGGCCGCGCGGCATTGCTTGCCGACGGGGGCGCGCTGCTCGTCGAGATCTGTACCGCCATCGTCGCGACCGAAACGATTTCGGCCGCATCCGCCTTCAAGCAGATCGCCGCGAAGGGCGTTGAGCTTCCTGTCGAGGCACCGGGCTCCTTGCGCATCGCCACGACCCTATCGGCGCCCACGGTTCTCATGTGGTGCACTGTGAATGCCAGCGAAATTCCAATGCAAGCGATCGCTGCCATCGTGAAGCTCGCTGAAGTCCAGTCCCTCACAATGATGAGCGTCCGCGAACTCGGGCGGGCAACGGCGAAGATGCTCTTCGGTTGGCTGATGCAGCTCGACTTGCGTGACACCAACATCACGATCGCGGGTGCCGGGGATGCGCCACGGTTAGTACGCCAGTCGCGCATAACGATGATCGAGGACCTTCGGACCATGGCGCTACTTATGGCGTCACACGCGCCAGATGACTCGAAGGCCTATTTGACCGCGGCAGCGGACGAGAACAATCACTACAAGGTCAAGGCGATCCGGCCGTTCAGCAAGGTCTTGGTCGGCGTCGCCCCGTTCGAGCTTGCGGCGCTTATCAAGGCCAGCCTGATCGAACAGCCACGTCGAGGGCACTCGCAGCGGGATTCCTTGGGCCGCGCGTTCGGTTTTGCGGATACCGGCTACATGCCGGCATCGCCAGCGCAGTCCCCTTTTCTCGACTTGCTTGATGCAAACCCCGAGGTCGGGCTCGACCTCATCCGTACACTCGTCGACGCGGCGGTCGAACACAAAACGGGCCGGAAGAAGGCGGGGACGAACGGCTTCACAATCTCCATCGACGGGAAACCTCGATTCTTTCCATGGGTGCGGACATATTTCTGGTCGCGCCCGATGCAGGCGCATGAATATTCCGCTGCATCCGGTCTCATGGCGCTTGAAGCCTGGTCGCAAGAGCGCCTCGACAGGGGAGAAGATGTTGACGCGGTTCTTCGGGACATCTTCGGACCGGAAGGTAGCTGCGCCGCCTATCTGCTGATCGTCCTCGACGTGCTGCTATCGCATTGGCCGGCGACGCGCGATGCGCTCGTCCCGTTTGTGGCTAACCCCAACCTGCTTGCCAACGATCGTACCCGCTTGACGTTGGAGAGGCTTGGAGGCGCGATGATACTGCAGAAGGAGCCCAGAGGCCGCGTCATGCTTGCCGATCTCGCGAAGCGCCAATCGCGCTCCATCTCGCTCGAGCGGCTAATCCCCTATTACCTCAGCGAGGATGACCCCGGGCAGAAGGTGCGCGCCTTATTGGCTGAGGCAGTCAATGAGACTGGCTCATATAGCGACGAAGCGGACTTCGGCGATCCCGCTTTCATGGGATCCTATGCACTCAACATGCTCGACCAAGCGAACTGGGTCGAGGTCGAAGGCGGCTTCGCTTACAAGTCGCCACCGGCTGAGGCCGAGCATCTCGAGCGCCTCGAGGCCCGCCGACAGGCGCATGAGCGTTCCAGCACGATTGAGGCGAGAATTCAGCTGGCTATCAGCGATCCAGCGAAAGGTTCGCCGGATCTGGCGCGAGAAGCCGTCGATTACGCTGCCGGTGATCTGCCCGACTACAGCGATACAGATCACCTCAAGTCACGATCGACGCGGTTGATTTCGACCGCCATGCTTGTTGCGCGGGACGGCGAAGATGCCCTCCTTGACGAGCATGAGGACTGGGTTCGGACCGTGATTGCCACGGCTTTGGCCGAAGAGGTCGACCGCTACGGCTCGAACGAACGGCTGGACTTCCACCGGCCAGCGCAGGGCATATGCTCCCTCATCCATCTTTGGCGGCGGAGGCAGCTTGTTTCGGACCGTAACCACTTGCTTCGCACGGTCGGTCGTCAAGATCACGCCGCCGTAATTGCGATCACCGCAGCGCGCGAGAGCATCAGCGAGATCAACCCGCAACTGATCAAGGCCGCGATGCGTATCGCTTTCACCTCGTGTCGTTGGCGTTGGCATCCCCATGACGAGGACGCGTCTACGAGAGAGACTTACGAGAAGGAGAAGGCGGGACAGGACGCCGACGCGGTTGCCGCGGAGATCGCCTGGCTCGATGGCGGGCTCGAACCAAACTGGCCAGACCTCCCCGAAGAGACGCCGTCGTTCTCGCGTCAGCCTCTTGCGATCCTCTCACCGAGCGGTTCACGCATCGAGATCAAGCATGATGACGCCCCCTTCAGGCGCAGTTCTAGAGAAGCCATTGTTCGCGTCGACGACCAAGAGCTCGCAAAGTGGGTCAGTCTACTCAACGTTGAAGCTAGCGCTCTGCCAAGCTGGTATGGGGAGATTGTTGATGCCTATGCGCTTTGGTCTGCGCGGTTGAACGGTCATGGCTATTCCGCTGATGCCGAGCTGAATCAGACGCCCGACGCATGGAATCATCAGTTCTACTCGTTGGCTGCGTCAGCTTTGATGGACGACGCGCAGGGTCGTTTCGAGTTCATCTTGCAGCCGATCCTCGAGCTGCCCGATCGGTCCTTCTGCGATGTGGCCGAGACGCTCATTCACGCCGCCGATGTCCGTTACTTCAACGAGTCGAACCGGCCGTCAGATCGCGCGCTCGCTCTGCGGCAGCGGCTCGTAACGAGGACGCTCGCGCTGGACCGTTGGTCTTGGGACCGTCGCCGAGGAGACCTCGGGATCGACATCGAAACCGGTCCGACAATCGGCATGCTACTGATGAACCTTCACAATTCCTTCTCCGGTACTAAAACCTATCTAGTTCCCGCCGTGTTTGACCGCGTTGATCCGCTTCTTGAAACGGTGCGCCCCATGATGCGGGGCGGCCCGACAGCCTTCATCGCGCTCTGTACGATGAACACCTTGAACGTCGCGCCAACCGCGCGGCATCTCGACTTCCTCATGTTCGCAGTCGAGACGTGGCTCGAAGTAACGAATGGCGACAGTGCAATGTGGAATGAGCTAGGAATTGGTCGAAAGATCGCTGAGTGGTGCGAAGCGGCGGCGGCCGAGGATCCTTCACTGTATCGTCAGGTTCACCCGTCGCGCAGTCGGATTGACGCGATCCTTGGCCGCCTCGTCAGCCTCGGCGTGTCAGAAGCCCACGAGTTGGAGTTGCAGATCCAGGCAGAAACGCGCTGACGGTCAGAAAGCACCTACGCCGCGGCGCGTCGAGGACTGCGATGAGGCCTGCCGGCGAAAGGCAGCCCGATTTTTCGAAGCAACATGAAAGACTTCGTCCCCTCTTGCTTCCACAGTGCTTCCACGGTGGCTGGAAACGCGAACGCCGCCCCGGAGGGCGGCGCGTAAGTGTTTGATAGCGCGTAGGAATTTGGTTGCGGGGATAGGATTTGAACCTGTGACCTTCAGGTTATGAGTCGTGTCGAACGAACCATGAACAATCGCGCGAAATCGCGAATTGTTGCGCAGTTTCCGCCAGTTGCGAGCCAAGTCCGCGTGGGTGGCCTGCGCGCGGATTGTCAGGATTGCGCAGCGGTTTTTCCCCTCGTGCTTCCACCATGCTTCCATTGGGTGGCGCAATGATGTTCCGGTAGCACGGCAATCAACCGTCCATCCGCGACCAGAAGCAAGTCTTCTTGCCATGCTCCGTCTTCAGGCGCGCGGCATAGGCGTGATGCGGCTCGACCGGTCCGAAGTCCTCGATCCGTCCGGCGAGATCGGCACAGGTCGCCAGGTGCTGGGCGGCATAGCCATAGCGCTTCTGCCTTCCCTCGGTCAGCGTGAAATCGATCATCGCCCGAAGCGCCACTGTTGCGGCGAGCGGATGCTTCTCGGCCAATGTCTCGGCAGCCGGGGCCAGGAATTCGTAGTGATCGCCGTCAACCTCGTCCTGCCGGTCGATCAGCAATCGCGCGGCATGGGCAAGCGCTGGCCAGTTCAGGAAGAAGTCCAGTGCGGCCAGAAGGTCGGCGTGCCCGGCGGCGTGCGCCATCGCGCGCTCCTCGGCCTCGATGTCTTCGAAATCGGGCAGACGCTTCAGATAGGCCCGCAGGTGCTCCCCCGACAGGTCGCGCTCGAAACACGCCCAGCGGAACGCCTGCGCCTCATCCTTCCGATCAAGCGCCTCCAGCACGGCAAGACGCGCGTCCTGCCACTCGGGCGGGATCCAGCGCGCGTCGTTTACCTCGGCCCGCTCGATGAAACCAAGCGCGTCCCCTGCCCTGCCCGCCGCCAGCAGGCGCTGCGCGATCTCGGCCGCGATCTTTGGCACCTTGCGGGTCTTGGGATCGTACTGCGCAATGAAGCCATCGACATCGCCCTGCAAGTCGGCGATGTCCTTCAGCGCCATCTCGACCGTGCTCTGCCGAGCGCGCTCTTCCATCTCGTGGGCATAGCGCGTGCCACCACTGCCCCAGCCGACGGCCTGCCATTCGCTCTTTGGCGGCACCGTCACGGGCGTGCGCCCAAGCTCCTCGACCAGTGCCTTCAGATGCGCTACGCCCTCGGGGCCAAGCGCCGGGGCGATGATGGCGATCAGGCCGTCATACTGGCCAAACCCATTGTCCTGCAGTGCATCAAGAACCTGCCGCGCCAGCGCCTCGGGCACAGCACCTGCCGCCTTGGCCACCTCGCCCAGATCGGCGCAGGCCTGGTGGAAGATGTCGATGACGGTGCCGCTGCTGTCGTCGCAGCGTTCGAACACCGGCGTGGCCAGCCCCATGAACCGCCATAAGAGCGCCAGCGCCTCATCCGGATCATGTGGGGCGATCTGTTCCATGATGGCGCTGCGCTGGGTCTGGAGGTCCTTCACCAGCAGCTTGCGGTTCTGCCAGTTCACGAAGGTCCGCGCCTTTGCGATGCTGGTCAGCCGCTTCGTGATCTCCCGCGCCGCCTCCCTCGGCCCTTTCGCTCCGGCCAAGGCAAGGCGCAGCTTGCGCTTGGCGGCTGCATCGCCCGCGCTGATCTCGATCAGCAGCTGCGCCAGGCGTTCGGCGCCCAGCGCCTCCAGGTTCTTTGCATTGAGGGTGGATTTTGACACCATCGGGATTCCAGTTCTTTTCGCGGACCTTAGCAGCGCGACAGGGCGACCGGAACCTGCGTTCTGATTCGCTCTGGCCAGAGTTTTCGCCCACGACTGCGATTCAGCCCCTGCGCGGCATTACTTGGATTTTCCTTTTTCCACGTAATATCAATGTGTTCGTTGACTAGCCCTCTGCGTTGCGCACTGTGGAAGCCAGTCAACCCGGAAGACCCGCCCATGCCCAAACTCACAAAGCGCATCGTCGATGCCGCAGAAACCCAAGCCGCCGAATACTTCATCTGGGACACCGACATCCCCAGCTTCGGATTGCGGGTGCTGCCAAGCGGGCGCAAAGGCTATGTCGTGCAATACCGCGCCGGGCGCCGGTCCCGGCGCATCAGCCTTGGGCCCAGCACGGTTCTGACCTGCGAACAGGCACGCACCCGCGCCATCACCATCGTCGCCGCCGCGCGCAGCGGGCAAGACCCTGCGGCCGAGCGCGACGCCGGGCGCAAGGCGATCACCATCAAGGAGCTAGCGGAACGGTTCGACAAGGAACACATCGCCATCCGCGTGAAAGCCAGCACGGGGAAGGAGTATCGCCGGAACCTGCAGCGGTTCATCCTGCCCGCTCTCGGTCAGTTGACGGTCACGGGGATTACGCGGGCGGATGTCGCCAAATTCCACCACGACCTGCGCCACATCCCCTATCAGGCCAACCGCTGCCTCGAGGTGATCTCGAAGATGTTCAGCCTCGCAGAGATGTGGGGGCTGCGTCCGGACGGCACCAACCCGCGCAAGCACATCCGGAAGTACCCCGAGCAAAGGCGCGAACGGTTCCTGAGCGCGGCCGAGCTGCGCCGGATCGGCGAGGTGCTGCGCGAGATGGAGGCGGAAGGGGTTGAACTGCCCTCGGCCATCCTCGCCGTGCGCCTCCTGATCCTGACAGGGTGCCGCCTGAACGAGATCATGTCCTTGAAGTGGTCCTATGTCGATCTCGACGTCCCTGCCCTGCGCCTGCCGGATTCCAAGACTGGGGCGAAGGTCGTCCACGTTGGTCAGCCAGTGGCGGACCTGCTGCGGGACGCCCAGCGCATCGACGGCAACCCATGGGTGATCACCGGCACTCTGCCCGGCAAGCCGCTGAGCGATCTGCAACCCTTCTGGCAGCGCGCCCGTGCCCGTGCAGGGGTCAAGGACGTCCGTATCCATGACCTGCGTCACACTTTCGCTTCCACGGCCGTGGCGTCGGGTCAAGGACTGCCGATGATCGGCAAGCTCCTCGGCCATACCCAGGTCCAGACCACGGCACGATACGCCCATCTCGCGGCGGAACCAGTGCGAATGGCTGCCGACGCGGTCGCGCAGAACCTGCGGCAATCCTTGGGATAA